GGACCTGGAAACCGCCTCCAGCCATTCACGTATGACATTGATGCTGTAGAGTCTCAGTGGCTTCAGATTAATGGACAGGATCGTCTGGATAAGCGTTATGGCGATTACTTCAATCAGACCCAAATGTACCAGCACCATACCGGATATGGAGCCACGGTTCAAACTACAACTTCACTCCCAGTTCACCAGGCGGGTATCTACATGTATTCCTTTGCTCTCCGCCCCGAGGAACACCAGCCTTCTGGAACCTGTAACTTCTCTCGCATTGATACGGCGACAATTGTCATCAATCTCGATGGAAATGTGGTGCTAGACCAAACCAGGGATCGCACTTATGATGTCCGTGTCTACGCAGTCAATTACAATATCCTACGTATCATGAGCGGCATGGCTGGTCTTGCATACAGTAATTAGAACTAAGAACTCTGCCAATTTACACAATGTTGGTTGTAAATAAATGCTATGAACTTTACCCTGGATAAAACCCTACTTAATTTCCTGCTTCAATTTTTCTAAATACAAAATACCATCCATAAGTTCCTCTTGTGCGTGTGTAATCCAATCGTGAACTTGAAGGTCCTTACGATCCAAATCAGTTCCATACTTGGCCTTTCCAAACCGAGCACGTTGTTGAAACTTCTGTATGACAGCTGTAACTACGGAGTCATATGGAGGAGCACTTGATCCATGTGCACCATCGCATACACCGCCACATTTCTCACAATATTCCTCGTCTGCCATTGTTTGAATACACTTCTTATCTCTAAATAATGCGAGCTTTAACTATAGTAACGTGGGTGTGTGTAGTTTCTGGGATATCTCGTTTTGGTACAAGCAGTCCAACTTTTACAAATACAATATCCAGTACTTCTACAAATTCCAAATCAAAATCTAATACATGGACATCGTCAAATTCGTTTACACCTACAAGTTCTCTCTCAATTACTCCGACATATAGTTTAACATCTACGGGTTCTCTCTCTGGCACTAAATCATATAGTTCTACGCCTTCATACTCAAAGTCTAGTACGAAATCATCATCAACTTCTCTCTCAGTTACTCCACCATATACTTTAACATCTACAGGTTCTGTATCTATGACTGGATCTTATACTTTGATATGTTCTATTTCAGGAACTGCTACTTCGAATATAACAAATACACAGTCAGAAACTATTAGTTCAACTATGACAAATACACAGTCAGGAACTGCTACTTCGAATATAACAAATACACAGTCAGAAACTGCTACTTCGAATATAACAAATACACAGTCAGAAACTATTAGTTCAACTATGACAAATACACAGTCAGGGACTACGACTTCAAGTGTATCCAGCAGTACTACACCAATTGAACAAAAAACAGATGCAAATAATGAAAAACTACCTCTTATAGCATTTTTGGGAACACTTGGTACAATAACTTTTATAATAGTTGGAATTGCATTTATAAATTGGATGAAAGTTAAATGTAAAAAAATAGAACACGTTGAAAAATAGGATACCTCCCTCCTATTTTTCGTTTTTTATTAAATTATATACTATTGTTAGCACCCGTAATACTCAATCATTTCTGGAGTTAGAGCTGCTTGAAGAAGGTTTACGTATTCCTGTGGAGGATTATACGAGTCCCTGATCATGTTCTTGATAAGATTCACGTTCCAATCCAATCGGAATGGTACGTGAAGCTTTTTCCAAAGGCTGTCAAGCAATCCCAAGCCGTCGTCGAAACCAGGAGTGTTTCGGTTGTAGGCATGATACACTCCAATAAGAGTGTCAACAGAGATGACTTCGTCGGATGTTCGATTGTTCATGTCTTGAACATAGGTGACAGTCCATTTAAGGTTTTCGGGGATGTAAGCCATGTTAGTAACTTAATATATATTTCCTTATATCAAATAAATCCGTTTTTAAGATTACCAACTCATTATGATATCTTCCATACGACATTCACCTTGTGCATCTTCCTTTAGTTCTTCTTGTTCTACATGTTGATTTGCTGCAATCAGATCGGCGTCAAATGTTGTAAGATCTTCTTCAGTTCCTTCTGGAAGTTTAGTCTCATCAATTAGGATATCTACAAATCCGGTACCGCATGGTGGCTTTTGTCCAAACATAATGTTTGCAGATACACCTCGCATGTTATCAAAGTCCGCGGAAATTGCAGCGTTAAACAAGATTTTCGATGTTTCTTCAAAGGATGATTTTGCAAGAACACCATTATCGTTCTTGCTCATACCAGTTCGACTAACCGACAAAACAAATCCAGGGTAAGTCATAGTATCGATTAGAGTAATTAGATGATGGTAGTTTACATATTCTGCTGTAAACACGTCCATAAATTCACGGAATAGAGCAATACGAGCTGCTTCAATTCCAAATATATCAACAATCTCATGTATGTCATTTGATAGAGAGCGGTTTGGATCGGTATTCGGAATCAATGCAAGATCAAGTAAATTTGTTCCTTCTACATCAAGTACATATTGTTTTACTGGAGTATATCCTCCAATTTTTTCATCATATAACATCTCTTGATTTACTTCACGAACATATGCGCGTCCGATTCCATTAAATCCAGTAAGAATCGTGTCTAAAAGCTTGTCTTCAATGAATCGAAGAGACAATGCATTCTTCACGACTTCTGGAGAAAATACAATTCTCATAATCATCTTGTCTGGTGTATTTGTATCTGAATGAACACACTCGAATACACGTAAAACCTTATTATTCTCAATTTTAGATTGGACGAGTGTCATATCGATTACATTTCGTGCAGCCATTTCCATTGTATCTAATTCAAGTCGCATGATCCAAGGAGAAACACAGATGTTCCCTTGTGTAATTGAAAACCTTTCATAGGAACGCAGAATTTCACGATCTTCTTGAACTGCAGTATCAGATGATAGTGGATTTGGATCATAATATATCCTTACCGATTTCGTAATATCACGAAGAGTAGTCTTCTGGATTTCTTTCATTTTTGAAATTACAGCATCTTGTGATCCAGAAATAGATGGTTCCAAATATACTACATTTCCTGGATTTTTGGGATTGTATGTTACATCAATCAATTCCTTGATACGAGGCACACCTGCAGTTGCATTTGCTTTTACAGTGCCTGCTGAATGGAACGTATTCAATGTTAGCTGTGTTGTAGGTTCGCCGATGGATTGTGCAGCCAATGTTCCAACCATTTCACCCGGTTGAACTTGTGCCTTCATATATCGGAATCGAATGTCTCTTAACAGTTCATCAAACATATCTTTGCTTAAGCGCAAATTGACAATTGACTTTTTTGGAGCAAGATAGTACCTTAGTAAAATTTGAAATACTTTATTATGTTTCATCAGTATTTCATTCGTTATTTTTTCCAATTCAGAAACTACATACTCTGGAGTTAAGTCAGTTTTTGTAGCAAATTTATTACGATATTTTTCTGTGAGTCGCTTCAGATTCACTGGAGCAAATACTTCTGTAGACTTTGTAAACTGAAATACTTTACGTACAAGAACATCGCGATCTTGTAAAATCTGATCTACCATGTCTGGTACATTTTCTCCTACATCACCATTTACAATACCATCAAAATCCGCCTTTGAACATGCAAACTCTCGATATACTGCTTCCATAGACATTACACCGAGTTCGCACGTCTGCTTTTCTACAGCTGTTGTATCAATTCCGTCACCACCATAATGAAATTGAACGATCGAATTGTTTACATTTCGAACTGTGCCATCATATTCCACGTGAAGGTCTTCCATTGATTTCACAAGTTTTCGCTGTATGTACCCTGAATCTGACGTTTTTACAGCTGTATCAATCAACCCTTCACGACCTCCCATAGCGTGAAAGAAGAATTCAGCAGGACGCAATCCTGAGATAAAACTGTTCTCTACAAATCCACGAGACTCGAATCCGTCATCAAATCTTGGAAAATGTGGAAGTGTACGATCTTGTAGTGTGTATTGAATACGCTTACCGGCTACAAGCTGTTGCCCAAGCAAACCCATCATCTGCGTAATGTTCAGTCCAGATCCCTTAGCACCAGAATCTACCATTTGAACGACTCGATTGTCCTTTGGAAGACTACCGGTAACACTGGATGACAATGTATTAAACAGTTCTTTTGTAAGCCCACTGATACGGTTCTCCAATTCATCTCCGTCAGGACGTCCTGAATTATTCAGGAAGGTTCCTGCGTGAACGGATGATAAAATATCCGATACTGCAATTCGAGTTTCCTCTAACTTTTTCTGAATAAAATCCGAGGTTTCTTCATTTGGAATTAAATCAGAGGCTCCTACTGAAAATCCAGATAGTAGATTAAACTTTGTTACAATTGCCTGTACATCATTAATAAATTGACCTGCTCTTTTTGGGCTGAAATCATTAAACAATGTTTGAATTATATCTCCAACAGCACCTTTGTTCATAACACCATCCAGCAATTTTCCATTCTCAAGATGAATTTTACTTTTTATGTCCATAATCGGAAATGCTGCTGATATTAATTCACGTCCAGTAAGTGATGCATTTGTTCTCTTGTATGATGAAAGTGGTTTCTTCATACGTGCGAGTATATTCATAGCAATATGTTCTGGAACTTTTATATGTGATTGCGTAATTCGAAAGGTTCCAGTCATCGTATCTTGGAAAATTTGAATAATTGGAGAATTTGTACGAGGAGAAATAATTTGTCGAAGAACTGTTGCTAAATATTTAAGCTCCATAGCAGATGCAATTGATTGTGGTACATGCATGTTCATCTCCGAACATTCCTCCAAGTTTCCAAGGAGGGCGGACTATATCTTAAGCCACTCAGGTTGATTAGACCTTCATTATGACCCACTACCATTTAGTCTCTGAACCTTCTCCATACTCTTATCATAACGAGGTTAGGAGCTTGGCTGCGGATTGCCGAATCCTTGAAATTTTTACCATACCTTCAGTTTTTCTCTGAAGCCAATATATGCTTTCACATATATCTTGGTATTCAAGGCTCTAACGGGTTTCCCGAACAATTTGGAAGTGTCGCAAGTATATTTAGAAACTCAACAGCTCTTTTTCTTAACTGTTCTTGAGTTTCGTGCTTTCCAGCAAAGCGCACAACAGATGATTCAATACGGACTAGAACACATGATTTGCGTTCAATAATATAATTATTTAAATTAAGGGGATTGATATTTACATTTTTCATTTTATTAATCTTATTTTGAAGATGTTGGTGTTTCGCATTTGTTGAACGTAATTCAACTTGATTTATATTATTTGAAAATTCTTTAGACCGAATAGACATAATTTCTCGTGTTTTATCACTTCTAAACTTA